GCATCACGTTTTTTTTCAAGGGTTTTTCGCAATATGGGTAAGCGTGGGCCAAAGCCGACACCGACCAAAATCCTCGCCCTGCGTGGATCGTGGCTGGCTAAGACACGCGAAGGCGAGCCGGAAGTGCCTGCGGCGCTCTGCGAACCGCCTCCGTGGCTGTCTGACCGGGCAAAAGAGCATTGGAGCCCCATCGCGCAGACGCTCTTCGGCTTGGGCGTGATGTCGCCAACATACTCCGTCGCGCTGGCCGCGTTGTGCGAAGCGATCGCGGACTACACGAAGTCGGCCAAAGAGTCGGAAACGCAGCCGCTTGTGATTGAAGACGCCAACGGCGGGGTGAAAGCAAACCCCATCCACAACATCAAGACCAAGGACTGGAACAGGGTGTTGTCGGCCTGCCGGGAGTTTGGATTAACGCCGAGTGCGATCAGCGGGATTCGCACCAGCGACAGCCAAAAGGCGAAGTCAAAGAAGGGAATCAGTGACTTCAGGCTCGCACAAGGTGCCTAGCGCGTGGCGAAAGCTGTTCGCGCTGATCCCCGGCTATGACCCCATTGCGGGCGCCGGCGACTGTCGCTTTGACGCGAAGACCGCAGACAAGGTCGTGGACTTCTTCCCGACGTTCCTGACGCACATCGAGGGGGCCAACGCGGGCAAGCCGTTCACCTTGGAGCCGTGGCAGGCGGCGATTGTGGGCTGTGCATTCGGCTGGCTGCGGCCGGATGGGCTGCGACGTTACCGCGAGGTGTTCCAGTACATCCCTCGCAAAAACGGCAAGAGCACGCTACTGGGCGGGCTTATTAACCTGGTGGCATTCTGCGACAACGAACCCGGCGCGCAGATATACAGCGCCGCCGCGGAGCGAGAGCAGGCCGCGCTGGTCTACCGACAGACCAAGGGAATGATTCTGCAGAACCCCGACCTCGCATCGCAGTGCAAGATTTACGTCACGGCGAAGTCGATCGAGTACCCCGGCAACGTGGTATTCAAGGCGCTTTCCGCCGACGCAGACACCAAGCACGGGTTTAACACACACTTCGTCGTGGTGGACGAACTGCACGCTCAGCCGAACCGGGACCTGGTGGACGTGCTCGTCACTTCGACAGGCTCACGTCGCCAGCCGCTGGTGTGGTACATCACCACGGCGGACTTCGCCCGCGAGTCGATCTGCAACGAAAAGCACCAGTACGCATCACGCGTGCGTGACAACGGCGGCGACCCCGCAAAGCCGGGCTACGACCCCGCTTTCCTGCCGGTCATCTTCGAGGCAAAGCCCGACGACGACTGGAAGTCGCCCGCGGTGTGGCGCAAGGCAAACCCCAATCTGGGCGTGTCGGTGTCCGAGGACTACATCGCCCGTGAGTGCCAGCGGGCAGAGGAGACGCCGGCATACGAGAACACGTTCAAACGGCTGCATCTGAACATGCGCACACAGACGGATGTGCGATGGTTGAAGATGGACAAGTGGAACGCGCCGCAGGCCTGCGCGGCTATCGACATTGAAAGCTTAGTCGGCCGCGAGTGCTACGGCGGGCTCGACCTATCAACCACCCACGACATTACGGCTTTCGCGATGGTTTTCCCGCCGATCGAAGAGAACGAGATGTGGAAGGCCGTCGTCCGATCTTGGATTCCAGAGGAAAACGCACATAAGCGCGAGCGCCGAGACAAAGTGCCTTATGTGACCTGGGCCAGACAAGGTTTTGTGACCATGACCGAGGGGCCTGTGATTAACTACGCGACTGTCAAAGAAGCGATTTTGGAGGACTGCAAGCGATTCCGCGTCAACCAGATCGCATTCGATCCCTATAACGCGACGCAGATTGTCAGCGAACTGGGCGGCGAGGGCGTGACGATGGTGGAGTTGCGGCAGGGGATGTTGTCAATGTCTGGCCCCTCGAAAGAACTCGAAAAGCTCGTCATTTCCGGCAAGCTGCAGCATGGCGGCAACCCGGCGTTGACGTGGATGGCGGGCAATGCCGTGGTCGAGGAAGACGCCGCGGGCAACATCAAGCCCAACAAGAGAAAGAGCACAGAGCGCATCGACGGCATTGTCGCGCTGGTGATGGCGATCGGCCGTGCCATCGTCAATCAGGGGCCTGTCGGCTCCGTCTATGAATCTCGGGAGCTAATCACGCTGTGACCACCAAGACCAAAAAGCAAACCCGTCGCCGCGCTCCCAAGGCCGCCACGTACCGCGAGCCGGAGCCGTGGATGTTTGACGCCTTCGGCAACAACCGCACGACCGCGGGCGTTGCGGTCAATGAGGCTACCGCGCTGAGCCTCACCGCTGTTTTCGCCTGCGTGCGGGCGATTGCAGAGGACGTGGCCAAGGTGCCACTGATCGTCAAGCGCACTGACCCGGCGAGCGGGCGCAGCATCGAGGCCCGCGACCACGAGCTTTACAGCCTGCTGCGGTTCCAGCCCAACCCCGACATGACATCGCTGCACTTCCGCCGTGCCGTGACGGCCATGTCGCTGCTGTGGGGCAACGGGTTTGCCGAGATCGTCCGCACCGCCGGCGGACGCCCGGCCGAGCTGCAACCGATCCACCCGAGCCGGGTGACGCCCGAGCGTGGCGAGGATCGACGCGTCCGCTACCGAGTCATCAACGACCAGGGCGAAATCAGCTACATCAGCGCCCCAAACATGCTGCACATCCCCGGCATTGGCTCGGGCGTGGTGGGCTTCTCCATGCTCAAGCTGGGCGGCGAGGCGATGGGCGCGGCGCTGGCCGCCGAGCGGTTCGCCGCGAGCTTCTTCGGCAACGGCACGCGGCTGGCGGGCATCCTCAAGCATCCCAACAAGCTGACCCCCGCGGCCGCAAAGAACCTCCGCGAGGCGTGGGATCGCCTGCACTCGGGCGCCGAGAACGCCCACAAGACCGCCGTGCTCGAGGAGGGCATGGAGTGGATGAAGACCAGCGCCGACCCGGAAGAGGCGCAAATGCTTGAGACGCGCGTGATGAGCATTGCAGAGGCTTGCCGCCTCTTCCGCGTGCCTCCGCACAAGGTTTTCGAGATGTCGCGGTCGACGTTCGGCAACATCGAGCACCAGGCCATCGAGTACGTCGGCGACGCGCTTTATACGTGGTTCGTGTGCTGGGACCAGGAGATCAAACGCAAGCTGATTTCCCCGCGCGAGCCGGATCTGCACGCCGAGCACCAGTTCCAAGGCCTGCTACAGGGCGACATGGCGGCCCGCAGCACGCGGCAGCGCGAGCTGTTCAACATCGGCGCCATCACCATCAACGAGATCCGCCGCGAAAACGGGCTGAACCCGATCGGCGACGAGGGTGATGTTCACTTCATCAACGCTGCGATGGTGCCGGCCGAGATCGCCATGCACGGGCCGCCGCAGCCCGCCAGCGGGGCCGCAGCGCCGCAGACCACCCAAGACCCATCCTCGCCTGACGAGCCGTCGCAGCCGTCACTGGACGCGATGGACCGCATTTCCGCGATCATCCCGGTCTACGCGGACCTGCTCGGGAAGGTATTCGGCCAGATATTGGCGTTTGAAGCAGACCGAATTACGTCGGCAAGCAAGCAGAGGGGGTTTGCGGCGTGGGCCAGTGATTTCTTTGCGGCAGAGCCGGATCAGGTGCATATCCGCATCGCACCCACGATCGACGCCTTTGCCGCGTCCGCGTGGGCTATTTTGAGCGACAAACCGCTGCCTGACGCCGCAAAGCAGGCGATTTTGAACGAAACCAAGGCGATTTGTGGTCGCCATGTTGCCGAGTCCGTGAAGAACATGCGCGAGCCAAGCATCGTCGCGGAGTGGGCGACCGTCCGCGCGAAGGCGCAGGCCAACACCGAGATCGACAACCTCGCCGAACTCATCACCAACCTTGCAGGAGCCTGATTGTGGCTAAAACCAACTGGTATTCGATGAAAAACGCCGCCAACAACAGCGGTGAAATCTACCTGTACGACGAAATCGGCGGCGGCTGGGGCAACGGCACGACCAGCGATCAGTTCGCCAAAGACCTCGCCGCGATGGGCGACGTCAAGACCATCAACGTCTACATCAACTCGCCTGGCGGCAGCGTGT